GCTTTGATGACGCGCAGGAGACTTTCACTGCACGTTATACACACGAGACCATTGCTTTGGCCTTCTCGATCTCCGAGGAAGCCATTGAGGACAATCTCTATGATCGTCTGGCCTCGCGTTACACCAAGGCTCTGGCTCGCTCGATGGCTCAGACCAAGCAGATCAAAGCCGCAGCAATCCTGAACAACGCTTTCAACACTGGTGCTAGTGCAATCGGTGATGGAGCAGCTCTGTGTTCATCGTCTCACCCGTCGCTTTCCGGCAACCAGCGTAACCTGCTGTCTGTCGCGGCGGACCTGAACGAGACCTCGCTTGAGCAGATGCTCATCGATATTGCGGGTCTCACCGATGAACGCGGTCTCAAGATTGCTATTCGTGGCATGAAGCTCATCATTCCAAAAGAACTGCAATTCATTGCAGAGCGTGTGATGAACTCGAATCTGCGCGTAGGAACTGCGGACAATGACGCCAATGCGATGCGTAATATGGGTATGCTTCCGGAAGGCGCGGTGGTTAACCACTTCCTGACCGACACGGATGCGTTCTTCATTAAGACGGATGCGCCTAATGGTTTCAAAATGTTCAACCGCTCGCCGATCAAGACCGCCATGGAAGGCGACTTTGATACCGGCAACATGCGCTTCAAGGCTCGTGAGCGTTACAGCTTCGGTGTATCCGACTGGCGTTGCGTTTTCGGTACACCCGGCGCATAATTAGGCTGTTGAGCTAGTATCTGTATGGGGAGGGCGGCACTATTGCCGCCCTCTCTTTTTTGTTATACAATTCTTTTGGGCGTAACTTTAGCTTTGTAGACAGGACCATGCCCACCTGACATTGCACGGACTACAAAGCGAAACCTTGTGCAAGGGGTACTAATATGGCTTCTACCACTTTTTCAGGTCCCGTGACCTCTACTGCCGGTTTCATTTCGGGATCGGACTCTCTCGTATCTGTGACTGCTGACGTAACATTGACCGCTGCTTCTAATGCAGGTCGTACAATGGTCTTGGGCGTAGCAAGCGGTGCAACTGTTACTCTTCCTGCGGCTAGCGGGACCGGTAACATCTACAGGTTCTTCGTATCAACCACCGTCACCTCTAACAACTACATCATTCAGGTTGCTAACGGCGACGACACAATGGCCGGTGTGGCGATTGTAGCAAATGACTCCGACAACTCTGCTTCCATTTTTGAGACTGCTGCAACGAGTGACACCATCACTATGAACGGCACGACTACCGGTGGTCTTCTTGGAGCTACGGTTGAGATTCAGGATGTAGCGTCGAATGTGTTCTCGGTCGTCGCTCGCGGCGCAGCAACCGGCTCTGAAGCTACTCCTTTCTCTGCCGCTGTATCGTAAGAGGCTTATCATGGGTAAGCTCAACGGTGGCAAGAAGCCTGCAAAGACCGTAAAGAAGGCTTCAAAAAAGAAAGAGGGGTAAGCTATGGCGGGTTCTGACGTAAGAACGAAGCGGATTACCGGCACGGGTTCACTCGGTGTTGGTCCTGCTCGTATCAGGCAGATCCAGTTGAAGACTGCATCTGGAACCCCACGGCTCACTGTTACAGATGGTTCTGGCGGCGCTACAGTCCTTGACTTGGATTTTAACGCCTCGGACACACACTCTGTGAACATCCCTGCTGAAGGTATTAGAGTGACCGACATTTTTGTTGGAACTCTGACTAATATCACAGCAGTGACGTTCTTTTTTAACTAGGTGAAACGTGGCTAGGCGTAAGGCAAAAATGCCGCCGCGCAATAAAAAGAATTTCCGTCCCACTAAATCTGGGGCGGGGATGACCAAGGCCGGTGTTGCGGCTTACAGGAAGGCTAACCCCGGAAGTAAGCTCAAGACGGCGGTCACAGGTAAGGTTAAGAAAGGCAGTAAGGATGCGAAGCGTAGAAAGTCTTTCTGCGCTCGTTCTGCTGGGCAGATGAAAAAGTTTCCAAAAGCAGCTAAGAACCCTAATTCACGGCTGCGCCAAGCTCGTAGAAGGTGGAAGTGTTAATGAAGGCCGAGGACGTTTTAAAGCTTTTGGAGAAGCACGAAGCCGAGTGTAATCGACGTTACTCGGATATTCAAAGTCAACTGGACAAGCTCGATAGACGGCTGTGGGGTATTGCTGGTCTAATCGTTGCAGCGGCCATTGCTCAAAAGGTGTTGTAATGGGAAGTGTAGTGAATCTTGGATCTGGTGCTTGTCCCGTTCGTAAAACGGGAAAAAACGCGGTTGTCCGCATGAAAAAAGGCGGAAAGGTGAAAAGTGGTGGCAAGATTTGTCCGGAAGGAAAGGCATGGGCTAAAAGGACGTTTGATACATACCCGTCAGCCTATGCAAATTTGGCCGCTTCCAAATATTGTAAAGACCCCAACTACGCCAAAAAATCCAAGGGCGGTAAAAGGAGAGGCAAGTGAGTCTTACCAAAGCCAAAAAGAAAAAAGTCCGAAAAGTTATCAAGGGCTTGAATAAGGCGTCAAGAACACATGCCAGTCAAGCAAAGACCTTAAAAACGGTGTTGGGCAAAAAGAAGAGTTAGCAATGGGCCAACTTAAAGAGTGGTTAAAACAGGATTGGGTAAGGATTGGCAGTGATGGTTCTATCAAAGGCCCTTGTGGTACTTCAAAAGATAAGAAAAACCCTGATCGTTGTCTTCCAAGAGCTAAAGCTAATAGCCTTTCGAAAGCTGAGCGAGCTACAACAGCTCGTAAAAAGAAAAAAGCCGGATCCAAAGGCAAAACCGTCGTCGCAAACACCAAACGCGCGAAAGTCACCAACCTTAAAAACGGTGGCGCGGTCGGCTACGAAACGAAAGCCAAAAGACCGTTCAGGGGCAAAAAAATAACCGGGACAGCGGTCGCCCGGGGGTGTGGGGTAGTAATGGCAGACCGCAGGAAAAGAACTAAGGGTTCAGTAAGTCAAGCGTAGGAGCGTAAAATGGCAAAAGAATTTATGACAATGGATGAGTATGCAGCCACTCTTGTTGGCGGCGGCATGAAATCTAAAGGCATGGCTAGGGGCGGTAAGGTAAAAGCCAAAGGCATGGCTAAAGGTGGCAGGGTAAAAGCCAAAGGCATGGCTAAAGGTGGCAAGGTCGCCAAAATGGCTGGCGGCGGCATGATGAAGAAGAAAGGCTACGCCAAGGGCGGCGCTGTTGGCATGAAGAAGAAGGGCTACGCCAAGGGCGGCAAGGTAGCAAAAATGGCTGGCGGCGGCATGATGAAGAAGAAGGGTTATGCCAAGGGCGGCAAGGTAAAGTAACTTGCCTTATCTTCAGAGCAATATTCCGCACTTCAAGTGTTGGGTGCGGAAAGAGTACACCTGTAATCATTTGAATTATCATGGTGAGTTTCTTCACGCTATGGCTATTGCGGTGACGACTATGCCTAGTCGTTGCTTGAGCTTCCAGATGATATTCACGGGCTGTGAAGCTGACGGAACAGATCAACCCAATGTTCACGGGGGCGCGATGTGGGCAAGAATGCCCATAACCGCCCTTGTTGGAGACACGCCCCTTGAAGAATGGCCGGAACCTATGCCCGTCCATTTGGCTCAACCTTGGGACTGTATGTCCCATACACACGCAGTTTATCGTTTAGACCGGGCTCACCCATGCCCATGGATTGCTAAAATAGGTCCAGAGTTTTATCCGGCCAAATACTACTTCACTGTAGATTACACTGAGAGTGAGATCGCCGATGATCCCGCACAGCACAAACAAAGCCATGTTTTGGAGCTTTTGGATGCGGGCCCGTATACGGGCAACATTGTCGCCTTGCCCAACAATCGAGTGCGAGTAACGCATCCTGCGTGGTTTGAAACTGGCGAAGGGCCCCCAGACTTCTTGCCATCTCAACACATACACTATTCAAAATCGGATTTAGACTATACCATGGATGTAAATCAGATTTTTGATAATCTGTATGCGGAGAAAAAGTAATGACAACTTCGGGAAGCACCAACTTTGAGTTAGACGTATCGGACTACATCGAAGAGGCTTTCGAGCGGTGCGGGCTAGAGGTTCGCACTGGTTATGATCTCAAGACGGCGCGACGTTCTTTGAACCTGATGCTGGCCGAGTGGGCCAACCGCGGCTTGAACCAGTGGACCATTGTGGAGCGCACTCAAGCTTTGACTGATGGGACTGCCGCGTATTCTCTAGGCGCGGACGTAATCGACATCTTGTCTGCTGTGGTTCGCCGTAGCAGCACAGACTTTGCGCTGGAGCGCATCAGTCGAGACGCTTATCAGAACATACCGACAAAGAGCACAGAGGGGCGTCCTTCGCAATTCTTCTTAGATCGCCAGATCACGCCTTCGTTAAAGCTTTGGCCCACTCCAGAAAACAGCACGGATGTGGTGTACTATAATGCTTTGACACGAATGGATGACGCGGACTCCGCCACTAATACATTAGAAGTTCCATTCCGGTTCTACCCGTGCCTTGCTGCGGGCCTTGCATATTATATCGCTATGAAGCGAGCCCCGGAAAGGATTCAGCTCCTGAAAGCCGTGTATGAAGAAGAGTTTGAGCGAGCAATGACAGAGGATCGAGACCGAGCGTCATACAGCGTTGTTCCACAATATGAGTATTTTAGGGTGGGGTGATGTCTAAGTTTGCTACGGGTAAATATTCCTACGCTATATCAGATAGGTCTGGTTTGCGTTACCGGTACAAAGATATGCGCCGGGAATGGAATGGTTTGCTTGTAGGTAAGGATGAGTACGAGACAAAGCACCCACAGCTAGGCCCCTTCAGAACACCTACGGATGCTCAAGCGTTAAAGGATGCTCGTCCATTTAACGATAGCATATCGGTCAACATAAATTTTCCAACATTCAACTTAACTACGGTTGAGTACATACCCATCCCCAAAATGCACGCTCTAGCGGGCTCGGTCTCTATTTCGGGAGCGGTCCCTGTTCAACCAATCACGGTTTCGTTAACGGGCGTTTCCGCAACCATCAGTCTAGGCTCTTTGTCTGTAAGCGCCACCGTAGTATCGACCTTTGATTCAACAGGCGTTACATTAGACTCCACTAGCAAGACTTTTGACGAGGGTTAAATGGCAAAGCAAACAGTAGGGATAGGGTCGAGCGCTAATGATGGCACCGGAGACACTCTTCGTGCTGGCGCTGACAAGATCAACGATAATTTTAACGAAATTTATGCTGCTCTAGGAAACAGCTCTAGCGTATTAACTGACATCATAGATGCCAATGGGCTTTTAGATGTAAGTTCTGGCGCTAATAAGATTGTTTTCTACTACGCCGCTCTCAGTGATCTGCCCAGTGCATCAACGTATCATGGGGCTATTGCTCATGTTCATGCGCTTGGAGGTATGTACTTTGCCCATGGCGGGGCTTGGCTACGCTTAAATGATGAGGCAAGCGGCCCTATAATTAAATACACCGCCGGTACTAGCGGAAGCTCGGCATATACATTCACTGGTCCGGGGGCCACTTCAGGCAACAACCCAAACTTCACCTTCTATAGGGGCCACACTTACCTGATTGACAACACTGCCAATGTGAGTAGCCACCCCTTACAGATTAGAACGTCTAATGGTGGGTCTGCCTTCACAACAGGCGTGACGGAAAATTACAACTCCACCACTGGCTTAACGCAGTTTATCGTTCCACATGAGCCAAGCGACACATCTTTGGTGTATCAATGCACCAACCATAGCAGTATGGTCGGCAACATAACGATAGTGTAGGAATATTTGATATGGCTATAACAACAGCAGTCTGCACGAGTTTCAAAAAAGAACTTCTTGAGGGTGTTCATAATTTCGCGGGGGGCGGGGACACTTTCAAGGTTGCATTGTACACAAGCAGCGCAAGCCTTGGCGCAGACACCACCGCATACACAACCAGTAATGAGGTGAGCGGAACTGGTTATAGTGCGGGTGGAGCTACCCTGACGGCAGTGGCCCCGACAACGAGTGGGACAACAGCGTTTGTGGATTTCAACGATGTGACCTTCTCAAGCTCAACGATTACAGCGCGGGGTTGTCTAATTTACAACAGTAGTGACTCAGACAAAGCTGTTGCAGTGTTTGACTTTGGGTCTGACCAAGCGTCGAGTAGCTCAAACTTCACAATCACCTTCCCGACAGCGGACGCAAGTAGCGCAATTGTAAGGATTGCTTGATGGCTTTT